GACATCGCGACGCGCGCCATCGCAAACCGGATCGGGTCGCTCAATCCGCAGGTAAAAGTCAGTCGCGCCACATCGCAAGGCACGCTCGAAGACGAGGTGCTGGACGATCATATCCTGAAGCTGACGCTCGACCAGCCGCACCCCGACTTCACACGTCAGCAATTACTGAGACTGACCGCTCAGTACATCGTGACTACCGGCGAGGCGTACTGGCTGAAGATCGCCAATGGCTTCGGCGTGCCCGCGATGTTGCAGCCAATCCTCCCGCATCTCATGGAACCCATCGTCCGGCGCGGCGTGGTCGATAGCTATGTGCTGCGCGATGGGAACGGAGCCGTCCACAACATGCCCGCCAGAGACGTGATTCGGTTCTGGTTCCCGGACCCGGAGACGCTCTACACGGCCGAGGGCTATCTAGGCCCGAATGCGATCAACACGGATGCGGCGAAATTCGCAGCCGAGACGCTGCGCTCACAGTACCAGAACGACGCCACTCCTAAAGTGGTGATGAAACCACTCGCCGACGCTGCGAAGCCGAATGATGTCCAATGGGAGCGGTGGCAAAACGATTTCATGCGGAAATACAATCAGCGCATGGGGTCGAGGCGTGGTCTGCCCGCGAAGCTCCCGACCGGATGGGATCTGATCCAGCTTTCGATGGAGACGGGCGTTGGCATCACACCGCTTCTCGAATTCTGGCAGAGCAACCAACTGCTCAATTTCGGCGTGCCGCAATCGGTGCTGGGGCGCGTGATCAGCGGCGACAGGTCGAGCGCGGAGACGAACCAGTATGTGTTCGACCTACATACGATCTACCCAATTGCGTCTCTGATCGCCGACACGCTTACGAGGCGACTGGCACGCGATTACGATGCCTCGATCTTCGTCGAATTCGAGGAATTCGTATCAGCCGACAAAGACTACAAGCTACGGCAGGAAGCTCAGGATCTCACGCTGAAGGTGCGAAGCGCGCAGCAGATTCTTGCAGACCGTGGTGACGATCCGGAAGCGGCGACCTGGGGCGAGTATCCGGTCGGCACGCTGGCCGATCAGCCCTACACCGGAGAAGATCAGGAATTCGACATGGGTCCGGATGACCCGAATGCCCTGTTCGAACCGGACGCACCCGATGGCGAGCGGAAGCGAATGCGCGCCGATCTACCGGCATCCTTCGACGCGGAATCCGAATGGGAGCGCGTGACGCTGCGTGAGCGAAAATTCCGGCCGCGATTCGAACGGGCATTGCGTGGCGTGTTCGAAGCCCAGCGTAAGGAAACCATCAAGAGGCTACGTGCGATGTTCTCTGACCGCTCGAGGGCAGGGATCCAAACGGAGGATCTCTTTGACGCCGCTGCGTGGTCGCGCGTATTCGAGCTCCGGGTCGATCCGATTCGGCGTGCATCCTATGTCGAATCCGCATCCGAAGCCATGACGAACGTAAGCGCCCCGTGGGACTTCGAATTTACCGAAACCGTTGCGAAATCGTTGCGAGAGCAAGGCGCTGTAATGGTCAAGAATATCAACGCCACCACGCGAGCTCGCATCGTCAAGGCTCTACAGCAGTCGATGGCCGAGGGAACCGAGGGGGGCGAGAGCGTCGATGAGGTCGCAAAACGGATCAACAAGGTATTCAGCGGACGCCGGAAGAATGCGACCACGATTGCCCGCACGGAGCTCCACCGATCCAGCCAGCTCGCCCAAATCGAAGGATTCAAGCAAAGCGGCGTCGTCGAGTGGAAGCGGTGGAACGACAACCGTGATGCAGAAGTACGCGATTCGCACGTAGCCTCGTTGATCGACGTCGTCAAGCTGGACGAGCCGTTTACGCTCGCGAGCGGCCTTCGGTGCATGGCCCCCAACGATCCGATGCTTCCGGTCGAAGAAGTCGCAAACTGCCGCTGCTTCGTTACGCCGGTATTCGAAGATCCGAAAGGAATCCAGAAGTGAGGCTAACACCGGACGGCGCGCGGTATCTGGCAATGGCGCACGGCGAACGTCAGCCGATGCCGTTCCACGTTCGCCCGCTCATGCCTGCGATCTGCGGCGATTCCGAGGTCCGATGGCGCATAGCCACATTCTCGAGCGTGGCGGCTGCAACGCTGCTGACCGGGGCATTGGCGGCGCAGCACGGTGCGACGATCGGGCAATCGGTCGTAGCGATGCTCCTGCTCGCCGGGCTGCCGTGGGTCCGCTTCTGCCTTGGAGCTCCGGTGCTCGTGGATATGCCGATGCTGGCATTCGCGTTGGGTGCTGCGGTGCTGCTTCCGGTGAGCATGGCCGGTGCGGCGGTATGTCTCCTGTTCGGGACATTGACATCCGAAAAGGTGCCGGTGCTCGCTGCGCTGTTCGCGTGGTCGCCGCTTCCGCTTGCGTTCGTCGTCGTCGTAACTCTGCTGCTGAGAATCTTGTCGGCTCCGGGTGAGATCCATGCGAATGATCCGCTGCGCCACACGCTCGAGAGCCCCCTGCGCACCGGGCTCGAATCCCATGCGCGCCAATGGCGGAATCCGCTTCGGATGCTCACTCCCTGGGGAGCGTGCATTGCCGTGCTCGCTGCGCCATCGGTGTGGATCTGCGCTGCGTTGGCGGTGGGCTACTCGCAACTACTCGTCGCGACGGATACGACGCGGCTTTATCAGACGGTGGCTCCGGTGCTTTGCGTGGCTGCCGCATTGAGCATACCTGAGTCATGGGCACCGGCCGTCGTGCTGGCGCACTGGTTCAATCCGGTCGCAGGGGAGGGGGTTTGAGTCGATTCAGCGAGAAGAAAAGGCAGCGCCGAGCCAAGCGAAAGCTCAAGATGACCCGCGAGGAAAAGCGGGTGTGCGTGCTGATTCCGTGCGACGACCACGTATCGACGTCGTTCTGCATGGCGCTGCAACGCATGACGCAGCGGACGCTCGTCGAGCAACCCGATGGACTCACTCAGCTAGCCGTCCAGATGTTCGGGAGCTCGATCTTGCCATTCTCGCGTCAACAACTCGCGATGTATGCGCTCGAGCAGAACGCGACGCACACGCTCTGGATCGACTCGGATATGAGCTTCCCCGAGGATACGCTGCTGCGATTCCTGCGCAGAGACGAGCCCATCGTTGGCATCAACGCGATGAGCCGACGACCTCCGTACCGATGTACGGCTCAGGTGCGGCCTGACGAGCCGATGGTCACGAACCCCGACAGCAGCGGGCTCGAAAAGGCGCATCGAATGGGATTCGGAATGATGTGGATCGCCACGTCGGTCTTCCGCGAGATGGAAGCGCCCTATTTCGACTTCGAATGGGTGCCGGAAAAAAATTGTTGGCGTGGCGAGGATTACTACTTCTTCGAAAAAGCGCGGAAGCTCGGTCACTCGTTTTACGTCGATCACGACCTGTCGCTTTGGGTTCAGCATCACGGCGACTTCGGATTCAATCCAGCCATGCTCGGAGTCATGGCGAAGGGGGAAAAATGACCTACGAACGCACCAGCCAAATCGAACGCGCGGATGGCTCTCCCGGAGTGATTTCGGGCATTCTCGCAACGGACGGAGAGGCGTCGGACGGCCATATCCTCAACATCGCCGGAATGGAGCTTCCCGAGCGCGCACCGCTGCTTTTCGGACATGACGATGTTACCGGCACCGGGAACCTCGGTAGCTGGACGGAATTCGATGTAGAGGCCAGCGAGAAGCCGGGCGAGTCGCGCATCCGTGGCAAGGCATCCATCGAGCTCGGAGGCTCCGGCGCGCAGCAGGCATGGCGGAACGACGTGAGCCACATGATCGAGCAGGGTCATATCAGCGCATTTTCGGTGCGTTGGGATCCCGTCGGAGATCCGATCAGCCGGACGAGCCTCCCGACCGACCATTTTGCTTACGTGGATCCGAAGCTCGCGAAGGGCCGCGCGGCATGGGGGCTCTATTTCGATTCATCGCGACTGCTCGAGGGCAGCGTCGTGACGCTCGGAGCGGACCCGGCGGCGCTGATCGGCAGGATGCAGGAATCCGAAGGCGATCTCCGAAAGTTCTGGCGCAGCGCCGTGAACTACGCGCTCACCGAAGCACACGAGGTATCGACGCTCGTCGGAATCCGTCTCGATAGCGGCGAAGTGATCTACGTCGAGCGAGCCGCGCGGGATGCGATGCTTTCAGCAGCCAATGAGCGGCTCGCCATCGCGCTCGACCTGTGGGAGCAGGTAGAGCTCGAACGCGAGATGCACGCACAATTCACATCGGATGACGAGCAGGCGGTCGCCGCCCGTGACGACTCCACCGATGCGGCACCGGAGCAGGAAGCACCGACGGCACCGCTCCCCGTCGTAACACCGGGAGAAGTTCTCCGTGATCTCCGCGAAGGGCTCGCGGCGGCTCGCGCAGCAGAACGAGAAGAAAGACGCGCGTTGATCGACAAAGCGCGCGGAAAGGTGAATCAGTAATGGACAGCATCGAACAGCGAAAAGCGCCGTCACCGGAAGAGCTGGAGCGCCGAGAGGCGACGGCCCTTCAGGTCGCGGTCGCAAACATCGTGCGCGAGGAGCGTGCGCAATGGCAGGCCGAGATGGCCGCAGACCTCGAATCGTTCAAGGCTCCGGCCGTCGAGCGGACACCCGAGGTAGAAATCCTCAACCGGAACGGGGAGGCGGTCCACCGTCTTCGGAGTCCCCGTGAGCCGCAGTATTTGCGGATGAGCGAGGCCGAGCGCGAGTGGCGTTCGCCGGATGCGGACCATTGGTATCGCGAGTTCATCGTCGGCCAATTCCGCCGGGATCAGGGGCGTTGCCTCCGAGCCCACGCGGAGCTGGAAGGCATCTTCGGGCGCGCAACGACCACGGAAGGCGCGGCGGCAGCTTCGGGCGCGCTCTCGACGGGTACGGGTGCATCGCTGATCCCGCGCCCGCTGGAAAACGTGATTCTGATCGCTCGGGATCGCGTGGCCAAGATGCGGCGGTTCGCTCAGACGATCACGATGACGGCGCAGACCCACACGGTTCCGACCGCGGGGTCGATGACGGCAGCGATGACGGCGGAATCGACCACCGCAGCGCAGGGTGAGCCGACCATTTCGAACGTCCAGCTCACCGCCCGAAAGGGTCAGGTGACGGCCGTCGCCACGATGGAGGTGCTCGAAGATGCGGCGATCAACCTGGTAAACCTGTACGCGACCCGAGCGGGTGGCGCTCTGGGGGTGCTGGAAGACAACCAATTTTTCAAGGAGGGCAACGGCACCGCGCCGAATATTTCGGCGTTCCTGCAAGGGTCGACGTTCAACGAAACGACTTCCACGTACCTCGCCTTCGTGGACGTCCTCGGGATGTACTACGGAGTCGATCAGGTGTACCGGCCGCAGTCGGTCTGGTTCGCATCGTCCGATGTGCTGCAATTCCTCGCAGCATTGAAGGACAGCAACGGCCGCCAGTTCTACACAGGGCTCGGCGAGACGCCGGGGGCGATCACGGACGATCCCCAGCAGGAAGGAACGATCATGCGCCGACCGGTGTACGAGGTTCCGTTCACGGCGGGTACGATCTGGTTCGGAGATCCGAAAGCGTCTTACGTCATCGGATCTCGGGCGGGCATCACGTCGAGCGCGAGCGAACACATCAAGTTCGATCTCGACCAGGTGATGTGGAAGTGGACGCAGCGGTTCGACGGCATAAACACGGGTGACACCGGGGCTCAGGAAAACTGCACCGGCATCACTTCGGCAACGACCGACTCGGCCTGATAGGCCAATGGATGCGCGGGTGGGGGCTTCGGCCCCTGCCCGCCATTCCGAGGGGGAAACATGGGCGACCGAAAAACGACGGAAGCATGGCTCTACGAGATCATCCGACTCGCCAAGCTCGGGATTCAAGAGTACGGAAACGGACGCTCGGATCGCGCCGAAGATTGCGCTCGGCAGATCGCCGACCTCAAGCCCGAGAAGTCGCGCAAGAAGTCCGGCGGGCGCGACCGGCAGGAAACCGGCGGCATGAATCGAGGGGGGGCGTGATGCACTATCGGATGATCTTGGCAGTGTTTGCGCTGCTGTTCGCGACGATGGCGAGCGCGCAAGACAACGCGCGTCACGTCGTGCTCGAGGAAACCACGCTCGCGACGGCGGGCAGCCCCTACACCTACACCGTCCACAACCAGAATCACAGTACAGCATATCTCATCATCAAGACGGCAAACGAAGTAGCGACAGCTACGCTCATTCCACAAATCTCCGGATCCTCGGCATTGGGGGACTACGCGCTCGGTACGGGTTCGGCCATCACGACGGAAACGACGACGGTCATCCTTCTGGGGTCGGATAAGACCGCTGCCGGTGGAGTCGCGGAGGCTTTCGATCTGCCTTTACCGAAGGACTTCCAGATCGCAATCGCAGTCGCCGGGTCCGGGGCATCGTTCGACGTGAGCATCGAATTGCAGTACGTGACGACGGGGTATTGATGTGAGCGAACGCGCCGCAACACCGCCGATTCCTGGACTTCTGACGGGCTTCGTTACGCCGTCCGTCGTCCCGTTGACGGTGGCGTATTTCGCAGCGGCGAACACGCTTACGCGCGTATCGTTCCGCGTGACGGACAAGCCTTCCGGCGGGTCGGTCACGGTCGAGCTCAATACGGCCAGCGATGGAAGTGGGGATTCGATCTCGGCAACCATCGCAGACGGAACCGATTTCATAACAGCCACCGGAAGCGTTGACATCGCTGCGGGCGGCTACCTGTACATGCGCGTCACCGCTGAGAGCGGTAGCGCGATGAATCTTTCGGGAGAATACGAGGTCACGCAGTCGAGCGGCGTTGCAACGATGCTGACGACGCTCGCGCGCGTGAAGCTGGACCTCGACATCTCGACGACGGACGCCGACCGGGACACGCTGATAACGAACATCATCTCAGGCGTTTCGAAGCAGATGCAGGATTGGATGGATCGGCCGATCACCGAAACGACGACCACGGGCGAGCAAATCGACAGCGACGGCAGCGATACGATCCAGACACGCGGCTATCCGATTATCAGCGTGGCATCGCTAACCGAGGACGATACCGCTCTCGTCGAAGATACCGACTTCGAAATGAACGAACATGACCTTGAAGCCGGGCAGATCGTTCGAATTTCGGGAGGTCGCCCGTACAATTGGACGCGAGGCCGTCGGGTGGTCACGCTGACTTACAACCACGGGTATTCGGCAGTACCGGCATCGCTGGTCGATGCGGCAACGTCACTCACCATCGCTCGATATTTCGAAACCGGCAAGAGTGGACGCGGGAGGCGTGGCTTGGCGTCGAAGGATGTCGAGCCCGGTGCATCGGCCACTTACGATAAATCCATCTGGGAGCGGGAGACGATCTTCGCGATGCAGCCGTATCGGAAATGGACCCCGTAATGGCGTTCACAGTCCACATTACTGGAACCGAAGAAATCCGCGCGCTTTTGAATGACGCCGATCCCAGCGTGAACACCGAAATCCTGCGGCGCGGGCTTCGGCGAGCGGCATTGGAGATCCAGACAAACGCTGCGGATATTCAGATTGCGGGCGGCGGCGGTGGGAAGAACAACGCCGTGCCTCCGCTGCCGAACAGGCTGACATCTCGTACTGGCCATTTGCGGAGCCACATCAAAGTCGATGAACGGCTCCTCCCCTACGCCATCGAGGTCGGCACCGATGTGAAGTATGGAGCGGTCCACGAATTCGGTGGGAACGTCGATAGACCGTCACGAATCATTCGTGAGCATACGCGCCGCGTCGTATTCGGGCGGCGCGTTGCTCCGTTTACCGTGCCGTCACATTTCCGCATGGGCCACACCGCGACC